ATTTTTTCTTATTTATTATACTGCAATTTCTAGTTCTGAACTAATCTTTTGAGGTTTGTCAAAATTTATAAATTCGAAATCGTTAATATTAATTTCATAGAAATTTTTACTTACTTTTAAAGTAAAATTTGGCTGTTCTTCCAATGGTTCTCTTTTTAAAATTTCATTTGCAGCATTTAAATGCCTATCATAGATATGAAGATTATGAACATAATGACAAAATTTACCTGGTTTATAACCAAGGTCCGAAGCAACCATTAATTGTAATGCATAATACTGTGCTTTATTAATCCAATTAGCAATGATATAATCTGAACTTCTTTGTATAAGAGTCATATCAAGCTTATAATTTTTAGAGCCTAAATCTTTTCGAACAGACCAAATTGTTTCAAATGCACAAGGATATAAACCTTCAGTTTCAAGAAGATCAGATTCCTGATACAAATTAAGAACATGTCTTCTTCCAAATGGATTTTGTTTTAATCCATGCAAAAGTTTATTCATTAAATCCCATTTTCTAACTGTTGCTCCATATCTTTGTCCAATTGTTCCATCCCCAATTTCCCATTCATCCCACCAATTAATTCCAAGTTTTCTAGCTTCCTCTAACTTAGAGGATTGCAGTTGATAAATCCAAAAAATTTCTTTTATTCCTGATTTAACTGCTGTATTCCTAAGTGTTGTAAATGGTAATTCACCATTTTCTACATCATATTCTTCAAATATTTGTGTTATAAACAAACTATTCGCTGGAGTTCCATCTTTATATTTTGGCCTTGGATTTTCATCTTTATTACCTTTTGTTATTATTTTATATAAGTTTTGCTTATAATAGCTATCTGCTTTTGTAACCATTTTATCTTTTTCTTCTTTCAAGAAAGAATCTAGATACTATTATCTAACAAATAATTTTTATATAAAAAGTTTTTTATAAAAATTTTAATTTTCTTCCCAAAAAATACACTTTATTTTTTCACTTTTAAATTTTCTGAACGGACAAGAAGTCCATATGATAAAAGTCTATGAGTACCATCAATAATTTTTACAACACCAGAATCTTTCTTTTTAACCATTAATCCACGATTTGTAGCAATCCATAAATTTTCAGAATTTAGATATTTTTCAGAACAAATTTTCCAAGCTGGAACTATTTTAGTTCCCTGTTTTTCAATATCAATTTTTAGATTTGCAACTCTTTTTTTAATATCATTAATAGCTTCAATTCCTTTTTGAATATTTTCTTTTCTTTTTCTAATAATTGTAATTTCTTTATTTTGCTCCATAGATATTTGATACGAATCTAAAAACTGATCAAATTTAATATTTGAGAAGCAAGATTCAAATTTTAAAAGTTCATCAAAATTTATCTCAGCAACACAAAGTGAAGCATCTTTCATATAATCATAAATCCATTTTCTTTTGGAAAGAAAAACTTCTTTTCTTAAATTGTTTTCTAATTTCGATGAAAAATCAGGATTAGTAATTAGTTTTTCATTTAGTTTCTTTACATTTTCGACTAAAGCATGATCTCCATTTAACATAGACCAAATAGCAAAATTCGTGTTTATTGGTTTCAGTATTCTCATTATTTATCTCATTTTAGGAATTTGCAATTACTAATTTAAAATGGTATTAATAATAGTTAATAACCATTTTAAAAATAAAGTTTAATCTGATCTATTTATTTAATTTCATTTTAAATTTAATTCTTTTATTCTTCATATTTTATAAGAATATTCCTATCATACTTAATGATAAATTTATCTGGGCAAGCTTTAAAAAAGCCTTTTTTATCAATTATTTGATATCTTTCTAATAATTTCCAACCTGAATTTAAAAGAGATTGTGGAGAAAAAGAAATTGATTTATCATATTTTGAATATTTCTTTTGTTCTTCAGATTCTTCCAATTCAGAGAAATAAACTTCTGTAACAGAAGACAGAAACTGATTATAAATTTCTACACCTCCTATAACAAAAGCTTTCTCTGTTTTTGATTTAAGAAAATTTTGATTTTTTTTCAACCAATCTTCAACTGAATTAAAAATCTCAATTCCATCTTTTTGATCTAAAGTTTTTGATATTACATGATTTATCCTATTAGGAAGAGGCTTCCCAATAGATTCATAAGTTTTTCTACCCATCACGACAGTGTTGTTTATTGTAAGCTCTTTAAACCACTTTAAATCAGAAGGAAGAAACCAAGAAAGGGTATTATCGTTTCCGATATACCCTTCTTTTGTAGCTGCAACAATTAGTGATAGCGTCATATATAAATATTATGATTGATTTTTACTAGTGTCAAGCATTAATCTAGCAATGGTTCCCATTACAATTATATTTCCTAATGTCCAAACAAACATTGCAAACCATCCAAAAGGCGCAGCATGCATTCCTGATAAGAATGTTCCCATTAAGAATCCAGCAGTACCAAGAGAAAATCCACCAACCATAGGCCGAAGGTACTTACGATTATAAAACATAGAAATTAAAATAATTGGTAAAAATGCACTCCCAAGTGGGAGAAATTGGTGTATAAACTCATTTGTAAACAATGTCAAATCACCAGGAGGACGAGAAATAATTTCGATTCCAGGTATTGATTCTGGTAAAATCATTGGTAAAAAGAACAATCCAACTGAACCAATAATAGCAGGTAAAAGCCATTTTTTTGTTGGTTCTAATTTTCCACCTTTTTTATTAATCCAAGATGCAATAAGCACAAATAATAACATGGTAGAAAACCCTCGATACAAAACTTGTCTTGTTTTAATTAAAGATAATGCTGATTCTGCACTTACAATACCAGCTCCATATAGTTGCGGATTTAAATCTCCATGTTTAGGAATTTGTGCAGAATTTCGCAAAATATTCTCAACCGCATCCACATTTGTTACACCTTGAGACATAATCAAAGCAGTAATACCTGCAACATGTGGTGTTGCCATTGAAGTTCCAGACCATGCTATAAATTGTTCACATCCTCCACGTCCATGATCACAAATTGTTTGTTGAAGAATATTTACTCCAGGTGCAGCAATATCAATTTCTGGACCTCGTGATGAAAACGAGGCAATCAAATCTCCTGCTTCAATAGCGCTAACAGCAAATGTTCCATCTTCGTTTGCAGGAGATTCAACATAATGTCCATTGTTTCCAGCGGCACAGATTACAACAGTTCCCTTTGAACGGGCATAATTTATAGCTTCTGCCATTACTCGGTTTCTTGGTCCACCTCCTAAAGAAAGATTGATAATGTGTGCTCCTGCATCCGCAGCAAAACGTATTCCTTCCGCAACATCAGCCGTTGTTCCAGAACCTCGATAATCGAGAACTTTTACAGGAATAATAGTAGAACAATAAGCAATTCCTGCAACTCCAATTCCATTATTTGTTGTTTGTGCAATAGTTCCAGCAACGTGTGATCCATGCCCATGATCATCATTTGCATGTTCATCATCATTAACAAAATCCCATCCAGCAATACAATTTGTTCCTTTAAAATCAGAAAGTTGTGAAAACCCATCGTAATTTTCACATGCAACACCAGTATCAATTACTGCAACTCGAATTCCTCGACCACAAGTAGTATTCCAGGCCCGCTCAATACCAATACGATGTAAACCCCACTGTTCAGGATATTGTGGATCATTTGGTGTAAAAAATGCATGCATTACTTGATTTTGATCAGCAGCTTGTACATTCCTATTTGTTTGGAGTTGCCGAATAATTCGCTGTCCAACTTCATGAGAAGCATGAAAAACATAAATTTTATCTTCTGATACCATTCGAGCACTATTAGCTCTCAAAGTAACTCCATATTGGAAAGAAATATCATTTATAGTACTTAATGAAACTGAATCATTAAAATCTATAATAAATTCTTCATCTTGTGATGATTGTTGAACACTCTCAAATATTTGAGCTTGAACATTCCTAGTAGCAAGTAGAAGTGACAAACCACCTATCACGAACGCTATTTTGTTATTCATTTACTTATCCTTTCATATACCATAAAGCATGAGCAATTAAAGTCAAGATTAACTGTCAAATAAGCCTATTAATATTTGTTTCTTTTTAAGACTTTTCAAAATTATATATATTTTTAATATATGCATGAAAAAATTTTCCTTTACTATCTGCTGATTTAAATTCTTCCCATATTTCTTCTGAAACACCTTTATAAATGTAAGAATCTCCAGTAGTTTTAAACCAAATTTTTAATTCATGATAAAGTGGATTATATTCTGCTTTTGTTATCAGCTTGCTTGTTTCTACATTTATTTCTTCTGTGTTTAAACCACCTATTATTGACATGATACAGTTATCATCCTATTTATTCTTTAAAAGAATAAATTTTTGAAATATTAATATGTTTTCAACGTACAATATTTATTTGTATGTTTTATTTTAAGTTTTAAAAAAACAAAGTAAATTTAGTATCTTAAACTTTAATTAAGATTAAATCATCAGCAAAAATGTAAACACTTATTTTTTTAAGTGTTTAATTTTTAAAACTTATTTGTTTAATAAATCTTATCTATTACTCATCATTTAAGTAATAATTAATGATATCTAATTTAGAAGATTAGTTTAAATTTTAATTAAAAGTATTCACTTTAAAAAAGTAATTTACGACAATTAAAAATTGTAATTTATTACAGACGGATAAATTTAAAATTTTCTACTAGATTTTATTTAAAACCTAAAAATTCTAGAGATTCATTATTTGCAACAAATAAAGGATCAGTATTATTTGATAATGATTTCCATAATCTTTTTGCTTCTTTTGATTGATTTTGAGAAGCCCAAAGTTTTAAACCAAATTTAATTTTAAGCCAAATTGCAGCAATTTTATAAAGTTTCTTTCCAAAACCTTTATTACGATATTCTTTTTCTATATAAGAAAAATCAACATAAGGTTTTTTAAAAACATTTTCTTTCCACCACTTAATATATGATTGTCGTTTTTCTGTTTGAATTAGTTTATTCAAACTTACATCTGTTGGAACAACAATTGTTAAAAATCCAACTTCTATTTGGTCTTTAATAAAATAAATAGAATATTTTTCATTTGATGAAAGTGATGTGAAAAAACAACGTTCCATCTTTGGATGATAAAACAAAAAAATATCATGTCAAGATGACATAAAAAAATACCTTAAGAATAATTCTTAAGGTATTTAGTTTACTTATAAAGTAATTTAAGTTTCAAACTCGTTCAGACTTGATTTCTTTGATATACTTTACAAAGAAAGTACCAGCCGATTGACGGCGACGCCAATTTCGGATAGTTTGCTTGTCTATATTTCGATAAAGGTATCTGCTGTCATCTTTCATAAAAACAGTTAAGTTACCAACTGTTGGATTCTTTGGATTTGCTACCCAACGAAAACCTTTAATAAATGAAGAGTCCTTAAAAGTAAAGGAAATTGTTGATTTTGCCGAACTCATTGTTCGCATTCTGCTTTTTTTCATTGTTCTTATCTTATTTGTGTTAGATTGAATTTGAGAAGATACTGAAAGCGATTTTCTTGTATTTAGAGTTGATTTCATCGTTGATTTCTTAGTAACCTTTGTTTGTCTTTTAGCTTTTGTAGTTGTTTTTCTCATGTGTTATCTCTCTTTCTAGGTCGAGTATTGTAAGCGCGGTACTAGCACAGTCAAGGGAGAATCGTTATATCCGTTTTTAGATTTCATTATATTTAGACAGGTATTGTCTATAACGGTCTGTAACCAAATAAAGTTCTGTTGTCGTTAATCCAACAGAATCAATTCTGTCTTTTCCAACATAATCAAAATAAATTTCAGAAAATCTTTGACGAGCATTTCCAAAATCATCACTTATTAAAAGTGTCCTTGCTTTAATAACAAGTGCCTCTTTTTCTCCTATAATTTCATCATGTAAGATTGTTCGTTTCATTTTTTATTACCATTTCTTCTGTTTGATGTTTTTCCTTAAGTTCAGCATCTGCTTTTTCATCTAAAATTTTCTTAATTCCTAATATTGAATATCCATTAATATCCAAATAAGCATCCAAACATCCTTCTTCTGGTGGTAGCAAACTACTGTTTGCTATTCTTGCCAATTTATCTAAAACTCTTATTATAAACATCATATGTTGATATTGATCATCTACAATTCCATCTGGAAATAAAATTTTTAAATGATCTGCTGTTTTATTAAAACTACTTCCATAAGCTCGATCTTTTTTCTCAAGTAAATCTGCTTGTAATGCAGCTATTTCATGAAAACTTTTCTTCATACTATATGAATAACGCAAGATTAAGCCAAGCACAATCCCTATGTTCTATTAATCGTAATATGCCGTTCTCTAATTTTTATACCTTTTTTTTTCAAGTTTCGAATCATTTGAGTTGTTAAAAAAATAATTTTTCTACTATTAGAATGTTTATTTATAACAAATGCTATATAAATTATATTTTTTATTTTTAAAAATCTCTGTTTGGTTGAAGATTTAATCTTTTTAATTTCAGATTTTGAAAAATTATTTCTAAAATAAGCATTTAAAATTGTTATTAACTTCCTTTTTGTTAAGATAGAAGAAAGTTCTATTATAAGTGAATTTTTAATAAGAGCATATCTAGTTGTTAATGTAATAGAGAGAAATTCATATTCTTTATCATTAAATGTACTAAGTATTTTCATTTTCTTTATTTATCTGAGAAGGTAGATTTATATAAACAACTACAATTGTGTATTTCCCTCTTAATGTTTGAGATAAACTTAAATAATTCATTATTGCTTTCTCAGCAGATTCCCACGAATCAAATAATGGATCAGTTTTTCCATTTATAGTTATAGCTTCAAAAAATTCATTTACAATTCTAAATTTTTTTATAGGAACAAGTTTAAAATTATTTGAACTAATTTTTCTTGGCGTTATATCATTTGATAAATGATTTGCCTTTCGTTCCATTTATTTATAAATATTATTTTAGTTTTAAATAAGTTTAAATTATATTTAAAAACTTTTTTATTAAGTTTTAAATACTTTTTAAGTCTCTGCATAATAGTTTGCTTATTAAAATTTTTAAGTTTATTACTTCGTAATTTTAATTTTTATAAAACACATATTTTAAAATCATCAAACTCATTAAAGATTTTTTACAGTAAAAAAATTTGAATAAATATCATATTAAATTAATAAAGTTTATATATTTTCAATACTAAATTTATTTTTATATTATGTATTTACTTTTATTACTGGAATTGGTTTTAAAAGATTCTTATTAACAAGGAATTCATAACAATCAGCAAAAACAAAACAATTTTGTTTTAAACATTTATGTTCATACATAATAGCTGGAAAATAATTATTTATTATTGTTTTTTCATCTTTATAATCTCCCATATCATTAATATAATATTTATCTTTAAAAAGATTTTTTGCTTTTCTTCTGGTAAGAATTTTAACTGGAACTAGTTCTTTGATTTCTTCTGCTGAAAAATGCATTATATTAAAATAATATTCATTATCATCTTGAATAATATCAAAGAACATTGCATAAGTTGGTGACTTATGTACTTTAATTATACAGCTTTTTATCTGTTGTCTTGTAAGCATAAATTCTAATATCTCTTATAATATAAGTAATATATTAGTCATTTCTTATGAACCATTATTGCTAAAATATATTTGCAAAATTCTTCAGGAATTATAATTTGTTCTTTTCTATTAAGACTTTCATAATGAACAATACTTATTAATGCATCAAGTTCAAAATAAATATTATTTGACACTAGAACTACAATTAATATTAATAATATTTTATTAATCAATTCCATTTCTGGAATTTGAAATTTACTACTTTCAAAGAATTTATTTAATTCATTTATTCTGTTTATTGCAATTTCTTCTTGAAAAGAAGTAAGATCATCGAGTAATCCTGCATCTAAAATTGATTCTAAAGAATCCATTTATAAGCCTCTGATAAAGTATTTAAGTGAATTTCTAAAAGTTTTTTAGAATTTTTGTGATAAAAATCTGCAAAATTCCATACTAAAGGTATTTTATTAATTTTTGCAAATTCAAAAATTATCTGATCTCTCCGCTTTAATTCTTCTATCGTAAAATATCTTCCATACTGATCTTTATATTGAAAATCCTCACCAACTTGATATAAAATTAAATCACAGTATTTAGTAAATTTATTTAGTTCATTTTTTAATGATACTTCAACATCATAAAACGACTTTTGTTTGTTAACACTATCAATAACTTCATCAAAAGTATAATAGTGTATAAAATCTTTCAAGCCTAATTTATTAATTATATTATCTGTTCTATCACTATAATAAGTATTAATATCAATAATTGATATTAATATATCAGGATATTGCTGTTTTAATTTAATTGCCGTTAAAATAAATCCATTTAAAGGATAAATATTTGTACACTCATCAAATATAACATGATGAAAATCTGTAATTTGAGAGCAACAAAAAGTTTTATTTTCAAGTGCAAATTTTGCGGCTGCATGAAATGCAGTATTTAACCAAAATAAAAAATCTATGACTTCTTTCTTTATATTTGTAAGTAAATTTTGATTTTTGTATTCTAAAATAGAATCAATATGCTCTTTACTATAAGATAAAGAAAAATCGTTTTTTGAAAACTTTTGAAAATTATTAATTATTTCTACGTAGTCAAAATTTTTAATTGCTTCAATAAACTGATTTAGGTTTCCAGTAGAAGAAAAAAAATTATTAACGTTTTCAACATTTTGTTTGTCGTTATAAAATATTTTTATTTTTTTATTCATATTTATTATCTTTTCAAAAAATTATAATGTTATCTTTAATCATCTCAATTATTTCTTGCAATAATTGTTGACTTAAAAAAGATTCGTTTGAAGGTAAAGAACTAAGTTTTAAAAGTTTATTTATTTTAGGAATATTATCTAAAAGTTTTATTGTTGTTGTAATAACATCTCTAGCTGTTTTAAATTCTATTTTTTGTGAGAACTCCAAGTCGAATATTTGTAATTGTGTAATTTCAAACAATTTTTAGAACAACACAAAACATTAACAGATCGATCTGCAAAACTAATATCTGTTGATGATAAAAACAACATTCCACAATTTGCATAAAAAATTTAATAGAATATCATTTAATCCCAAATATAGATATTAGTTTAAAATTTTAAAAACATACTTTTTCAAATTCATCATCATCTTTTATATCGTCTGCGGTAACCCAACCACGATTTTTTGTAAGAAATTTATGATCTTTTGTACACGAAACGAGTGTACCATCTTCAAACTCTAATTCAATAATTTCTTCATTAATATCATATTCCCAACATTTCAAAACCTTTTGAATAGAACCATCATGAGTATAAACCCACTTTTCGTCTTTTACATTTTTGAAATCTTCAATTTTTTGTTTCCTATTTTTAGAATAGGGTGTATAAACTTTAGTTCCTGGAAGAAAACATCCTCTTCCTGCCCCTAATAGCATTTTCTTTCTAATTAGATTAAGGCTCTGCGCACAAGTTAGAAAATATTTCTCAAGTTTTAAGTGTTTGATAACATCAAGTTCTTCAAGAGCACGATCAATATATTTTTCATCTTCTGATTTTTTTTTAGATTCTAATCCATCCATTACCAAATCAACTAGCTCATTAAAACTTATTTCATCTTCAGATAATCCTTGAGATTTAAGATCTTCAAGCTTATTTTGTGGGATTAGTTTATTAAGGCTAGGAAGTTTTGGAGTTTTATCAAACTCTATTTTTTTATCAATAATATCAAAAGCTATATCATGTGTTCTTTCAATAGCATCACAAACTAATTCATGATATTCTTCAGAATATATTTCAGGATATTCATTAACGCAATAATATTTGTAAGCATCCCACATTTGTTTTGCATTTTTAGGATATAATTCGTGTTCAAGTTCTTCAATTTTTTGTGGTATAACACTTGAGTCTATTTCTTTAAGCTTATTCATTGACATATGAGCAAGCATTTTATAAATTATTCTTTCTTTCCAAAACTCTGGATTAGGGTAATGGCAGTCTGCAGTTGCAATAAGTTTTATTCCTGTTTGTTTTGATAGCTCGATAAGATGATAATTTAGAATATGCTGATAAGGAAGTTTGTTAAACTGTATTTCGAGATAAAAATCTTCCTGGTTGCCGCCTAAAGCATCTACGAATTTCTCTACTAATAATTTAAGCTCTTTTTGTATAACATCGAATTTATAAGATAAAAGTTTATTAATATTTGACTTATAATCTTCCATACTAAGATTTAAATCTAAAAAATGATTAATAATAATCTTATTTGGTTCGCCGCCGAGACAAGCACTACTTGCTATTAAATTTCCATTTGAATTTTGTTTTAAAAGATCAAAATCTATACGAGGATAAAAATAAAATCCATCTTTGTATGAAAGAGATGTAAGTTTAAACAAACTATGAAGTCCTACTGTGTTTTTTGCTAATAAAACTAAATGACTTCTTGATCGAAGAGGATCTCTTACTTTATTAGATTTTGTTTCTTCTTCATTTTCAACAACAGTAGTTTCAATATTTCCTTCAACATCTTTTAGCAAAGCAACTTCTTTATTTAGGAGTTCAAAATTAGCAACTTCTTCAAAAAAATCTTGTTTTCGCTTTTCTTCAATTTCATCAAGAACAATCAAATCTTCTATTTGTTTTTTTGATTTTGTTTTACTTGCCTTTTTAAGTTGTTTTTCAAGTTCTTTTTGTTTTATATTTGCTTCTTTTAATAAAGACCATTCATACAAAGAAGGAATAAAATAAGCTTCTATTCCATAGAGGATCTTAAAAGGGATTTCATCTTTTTTTAGATTTTCATAATATTTATATGAATGCGAAAAGGTATTCATATTTCCATGATCTGTAATCGCATGGGCTAAAAGTTCATTTTTTTGAGCAAAATCAAAATGATCCTGAGGTAATCCAATAGCATCACCAATGCTTCCATTGGAATGAGCATGAAGATTTACATATTTTTTAGGTTCTCTCATTTTTTTCCTTTTATTTATACTATTTCTACTTGATCTGGCTCCGCTATATCTACATCAAAATTATTTCGATCACCATAAATTACTTTAACATCTATAAACCAAAAAGAATTTAGTGGTTCCATACTTTGTTTCATAAGTTGAATATTTCTCAATTCATCTTGAATTCTATATTTCAATGCAGGAGTAAAAAGTTTTCCATGAAACTTATTCATCAATTCATTTGTATAAAAATCTAATACTCTTTGTAAGAATTTTCTTTCTATTTTTATTTTCATATTTTTAGATATATACCTTTTTATTTGGTTTTGAACATATGAATAAATCTCTTTAAATAAGAGAGATTATTCTTCTTATAAGAAGAATATATTTTGAATGCTATTCTCGATATAAGAAATTTTATTTAACTCTAAAAAGTTAGAGTCTCTACAGACTCTTTTATTTACTTTTGAATATCTAAATTTAGAATTTTTATTTTCCATATGTTTTAAACTTTAAAGGTTCATCATGAACTAATTTACATAAATTCTTATCATCAAAAAGATCAGTTAATTTTGATTGATTTCCATTTAAAATACAATTATTTTTAATCATTCTCAATCCATGAGAATAATCAACATATGAAACAACATGATCAATACCATTTAAATTTTGAATTATTGTTCCATCTGAGTTAAACCATCCATAAATTGCAACATTATTTTTATACTTTGGATTAGATAAAAGATTTGTCAAAACAACATCTTTTTTATGTCCTGCAACTAAATCTCCAGGAATCCATCCAACTTGTTTCATTTGTTCTTGTATTTTTTTTGAATGATCTAAATAACATTTTGTTGAATCTCTATTGTATTTTTTAGTTTCAGATTTATATAATTCTCCCCATGAAACAGCTCTTGGTTTAATTTTTGCAGTACGATAAATTTGTTGAACCATTTTTGGGGTAGGTAACAAGAGATTATGTGTAGTCATTAGGTCTAATGCTGTCAAGGGGCTCATAGGACAATGAAACCATTCTGTTTCATTTCCAAGGCATAGATAATCATTATAAACAAAATATTCTAAAATATTTAGACCATCACTAACTACAACTTTAGATAAGTTTTCGTTAATCCATTTAGGAAAAATTCCCTGTGCCAAAAATAACTTTATCTGCTGTTCTCTTATAGTTTGAGAATCAGCAGATAAAAGTTTATTAGTTATTTCTTGGAAATACATAATAATAGTTATTAACTATTATTTATTTCCAATATCAACAATTTCACAAACACCAGATGTACAAGCAAGTTCTTGTGTTCCTGTAGTTCCATCTTCAGTTTCAAATAAACTGAGATCTTTCCAAGATATTTCTTTTGGAAATGTTGCAAGCATTTGTTCATATTCTTCTTTTGAAATTTCTTGGTATGGAGCTTGTCGATATGAATGCTCTGATTTTGGTAAAAATGATACTCCACCAATACTATCAAAATTTTTATAAACCCATGCTCCAACATCCATCCATTCATCTTCTGCAACTTGGATAGTTACAGAAGGATTATGTTCTGACCAATGTTCTCTATAAGTTTTCCAAAGCTCTAAATGTTGAATTGCAGTTAATTCTTTTGAAGTTACAACATTTTCTGGAGCTTTCATAGGAAAGGAGAAAACAGTTGTATTTTCAGGTTTTAGAAAATCTGGTTCATTTGGAACTCCAGAAGCTTTCAAAAATGTTGTTAGAGGATCTTTGTTATCAGCTCGAACTGTACGGATATAATATTTAGAATACCATGGATGAATTCCACTTGAAACTCCTACTAATTGAGAAACTGTGCCAGATGGTTTTACACATGTTATTGCCGCACTTGGTTCAATACCAATTTTTTCTGCTTCTCGTTTATTTACTTCCACTGCCCATTCTCTCATTTTAGTTAGTCTCTCAACAAGTGCTGGAGAATTTGTTGACATAAATTGGTTACCAAAAATTCCAGTTAAAGATACTCCAAGTAATCGTTCTTCCTCGCAGTTATTTTTCCAAGTTTTTCTAATATATTTGAAATTTGTAAGTGATGATTGCCATGTTCCTAGCAATGTTGCTAGTTCAACTTTTTTCATAAGAGATTCTTCTGTATCATATTCTTTTATAACAACTTCTGTTAAGTTGCAAAACTGCAAACTTCTCAAAATTATTTCTGCACATGGATTTGTTCCAAAAAGCCTATTAAAATCTCTTCTTCCAAATTTTTCCAAATGTTTTTTAACAGAATCTGCATTATAAATACCACGTTCACCAGATTTAGATTCATATAAGTTTCTCCATTCTCTTAAGAACTGTGCTATATTTGGTTTTGAGTAATAAACTGCTGAATTATTTGCTAATGCTCTTTGGGGTTGTGATTCCCACCATTGTCCGCTTTTTGCTTTTGCCATTTCAAAATCATCTAAATTTGATAATGAAATTAGTGCTGAACGACGAACACCACCAACGACTACAACTTCACCAATTTTACACATAATATCATGTGCTTCGATTGGCTTAAGCCTTCTTCCTTTTGCATTTTTAAATATTTGAGTTGTAAATCGAAAAAGATCTTTTAATGGTTCTGGACCAGATGCTCTACCGCCGAATGTTTTTAATCTAGCTCCTGCTGGTCTAACTTTATGTGTGTCCCATTTTGGGATTTGCCCATTAGCAAGAAGAGAAATAAGTTCTTTATAAGCTTTAGCCCAACCAATTTTACTGTCCTCAACAACAATTGTTGTTTCGGTTTGTTCAAATTCATCAGCAATTATTGGTAGATTCTTTATATAGTCTGATTCAACAGAAAACCCAACTCCTGTTCCATTCATTAAAATATACATTGCTTCATCAAAAGCTCTTAAAGAATCAACCGCTATAAAACTACAATTATAAGAAGCTATATGATCGTTTTCAATTGCTTTTCCAGCAGTCATTAGTGCTCTCATAGAAGGCATTATATTATGCTCAAGAATTGCAGTTTTAATTTCGTCAAATATTTTATCTGTTGGATCATACTTGTAATTTGTAACCAAATGTTTCTTTATAAAAGAAACATATCGATCAACAGTTTCTACCCAATTTTCTCTACGTTGCTGGTCTTCTAACCATTTAGCATATCTGCTTATATGAATAAAGTTCTTATATGGATCAGAGATGTATCCTTCTTGATTAATAATAGATTTTTCCATTGTCATTTTTCTTTTATCGTCCTTCCTTTTTATTCGTTAAAAACATCTTTTACTTCTGAGTCAATTTCTCGAAGTTTACGTTGCCTTTCTTTGAAGAAATTTTTCAAATTTGGATTTCCTGAAGCTGCTCCATTAGCTGCTTTAACAGCTAAATCTTTATTTGTATCTGCAGAATTACTTTCTTCCAAAACACTTAAAGTTGACTTAGCTGTGTCTAAAAAGATATTATAAGTTTTATCTTTTATTCCCATTCTATTTTTAGCAACATGAATTGTTCCATAACCAGCTTTTTGAAAAAGTCCTAAAATAAAATCAGCTTCAGCAGCTTGAGCATAAGATTCAGCTAAATTAGTTTCATCAACTATACCTGTTTTTGTTCCATCCTTATTAGATTGCAAGGCAGTCCAAATTGGACAAAACATTTCTTTCGCCATTGCTCTAAGTTCTCTAATAATCAATTGTAGTTCAATTCTTGTATGCTCATGTTTTTCTGAACTTCTTATAAGTGCCGCATAATCAACAATTATTAAATCTGGTTTTAAATTCTTATAAGCCATTTTTTCAATAAAAGTTCTAAGACTTGTAACTGTTGGAACACCAGATGGGAATTCTTTAATTATAAGTTTTCCTAAAACTCCTTTTTCTTTTAAAGAATTAATTTCTTGTTTCACGATATCTTTATTATCGTTTAAATCAGAACAGTCTATTTTTGTTATATAAGAATCATATCTTAATGCGACATATTCTTCTGGCATTTCCATAGTAAAATGGAAAACTGTTTTTCCTCTTAAAAGTCCTTCTGCTCCAAACTGAATAAGCAAATGAGATTTACCATGATTTGTTGGTGCAACAACAATTCCAATTTCTTTTGGAGCTAAACCACCATTTAAAATAATCTTTTGATCAAGCTCTGGAATTCCTGTTGATATTGGAATCCTTGCCTCTTTCGAGTATCTTCTTTCAAATTCTTCTGTATAATCTAAACCTTGTGTTTGTGTGATTCCAAATGAAGATACTTCTTTTATTTTTTCTACAACAAGATCATAGTTTCCTTGTTCCACATAAGCTGTAGCTTCTAAAACAGTTTGATATGTTTTTTGTTTTTTACACCAATCTAAAGATTTTTCTTTTGCATATTTTAAATCTCCAAGATGTTTATTTTTTTTTACTTCTTCTAAAAAGATATTTATCCTACTCTGGAGAGATTTATCATTTGCAAATGATTCTTTTACCATAGATTCTAATAAATCTATGGAAGGAAATTCTTTATATTTATCATGATGTTTTAAATACAACTTACTTACTGCTTTTAAATGTAAACTATCATCATCAAAATATTCTGGCGAAAATACTTCAATAAAGCCTTTCGCCCATTCTTTGTCAACAATCATGGCTTGCATGATTCGTTCTTGCATTGCTTGATTCCAATTAGCGTCAGAAAAAGATCTAGCTATCGAGTCAGTCATTATTTGTGCCCGTTTATTCCTTTATATTTAGACATACGAAATCTCAGCTAAAAATAGCTTTTTTAAATTTAGTATCCATTAGTAATACTAATGAGTATGCTCAACTCAAATTTTCTATTCTCACCATTTTTTTTAATTCTGATAGGAAAAAATCCCAATCTTGTGTATATTGCATTTTTGCGGCATGCAAAATCTTTATAAATTCCATTTTTCTTAATAAATTATTTCTTTCAGAAATCTGTTTATCAATTTCTGCTATTTGCGAAGCAGAAAGAACAGTCGTTGAAAGATACATCAGCTGCCAATTCCGTTCAACAGTTGAGATGTTTTTTTGCAAATTTTGTAATGCCTTCATCGGTTTTTTCGATTCAAATAAAAGTTTATTTGTCTGTTCTTTAATCCAAGCAAGATTCTTCTCTTCTTTAGAAAGCTCTGGGAATAATTTAACTGCTGTTTTTTCTCCAATACCTTCAATTCCTCTAATTGAATCTGCTTCATCCCCAATCATTGCTCTTAAAAGGCATACATTTTCCACTAAAACTCCAAATTTTTCTTGAATATATTTCTTTGAAATAAAATGTTTCTTTAATGGATCATAAATTTCTATATTGGGATCAACTAACAATTGATAAAAATCTTTATCTCCAGATAATATTATTTTTTTTTCAGATAAAGATTTAAGTTTAGAAGTTGCTAGATATGCAATAATATCATCACATTCAGTATTCTCAACATAAATTTGATATATTGGTAAACAATCTAATAAACTTAGAAGAAGACTTAATTGCTTTGGTTTATTATTTTCATCATAAAATGGATTAACTCTTCCATCATCTCTATATTGGTGATATTCTTTTATTTCTAGTTGTTTTGAACTATGAGTTTTATAGTTTGGATCAATTGATTTTCGGCGAGAAGATGCTCCACCTTGTTCCCAAACAATAACAATTTCTTTTGGTTGTATTATTCTTATTGTATATTTTAAAGTATTAATAAAACCAACAACACCACCAACAAGATCACCGTTTGAAGTAACAGATTGATTTGCTGCAAAATTACGCATAAAATTATTAAAACCATCAACTAAAAGTATAGACATGCATCAGTTTACCTTTTCTTTAAGGAAAGAAATATTACTTACTTTATTTTAGAACCCTGTTGATCCAAATCCTTTTTCTCCTCTTGATGATTCAGTTACAGAATCAGTAAAACTGAAACTAACTTCTTGAGGGGATGAAGAAATTGTATAGATTATTAATTGAGCAATTTTATCTCCAATTTTTATTTGATGACTTAAAAGATTATTATTATTATTCATAATACATTTTATTTCTCCTCTATAAGAGATATCTATAATACCACCAGTTGGAACTATTCTTTTAAGTGCAAGTCCTGACCGACCTTCAATTTTAAGAAATCTAGAAATTGAATCAGAAATCTGAACATCAGCAAGTTTCAGCCCAGTATTAACTGCTTTTGTTTCTCCAGGCAACAAAATAACTTCTTCAGAAGAAAATAGATCGAAAGCAGCATCAGTTTCATGTGCTTTCTCGGGCATTTTAGCATTCTCTGTAGTTTTAACGAATTTTATATTTATCATCTTCGGGGTAAGAAGAGTAATCACAGTAATATCGTGTAGCAATGCCCAAAGATATTCAGTTAATCTAAACTATGCTCATCAACTTGAATTCCACTTGGGATAGAGTTTTCGTCTTTTTCATTATCTTTTAAGATAAAAGCACCATCACATAATAAAAGAATATAATCTTTATATTTAGAATCATTAAAAATTGTACCAAAATCTGCTTTGTAAAAATTTTTTTCTGATTTAACTTCTCCAGTAAAACAATCAATTAATTCAATTTTTTTCCAAGCTCCAGTTCCAGAAATATTCCCACATATTCCATCTATTGCATATTTTTCTCGGTTTTCTTTATATTTTGGAGTTTCACAAAAAGCTCTTAAGTCGTCAAAAAGAATTTCATAATCATTTATACCTTTACCATAAATAATTTGGAGTTCTGTTTGTCTATAAGGTCTTGCAACCTTATTTTTAATTGTTGCCACTTTAACTTGTATTCCTTTTATAATCTCTTGTTTATCAACAATTTCTTTTATTTTCTGTGGAGTATAAACACGTAGTCTAACCGATGCAGCAAAAGGAATTGCCATACCACCAGGAGTTGTAGTATTATGATTTATTTGACCTTCAGCTAAATAACAATTTGTTCTTTCAACTGAAAGATCTAAAACATGCATTTTCCCATCAACTCTAACAGAGTTAGGATGGTCCTTTAATTCTATCCATCCATCATTAAACCAAACTTTATGGTTTGCAGTTCCTTTTAAAGAACCTAAACTATAAAAAGTATCAACAGATGGTTTAACTACTAAATCAGTTAGTTTACTCCAAACTCGTTTATTTTCAACAAAATCATAACTTTCAATTTCAATATCATCATCTATTGATAACATTCCAACTTCATCAAATGATGAAATTCCATATCTCTCAAATAATTCTTTTAAAGTAATTTCTTCTTCTTTATAAAGAGTATTTTTTATATCCATTTTATAATTCTTTCTATTTTCTTTATATTTTATTTAATTTTAATATATTAAATTTTTAAATTATTAACATTTTATATTTATTTAAAATAAAATTTGCACTCTTATTTTATCTTTTATTTTTAGTTTTAGAACTAATATGCTAATAACCATTAGCATTTACTAGATAACTTTGTTCTTATTTTTACTTTAGTTTCTGGAGAAACACAAGCATCTCCATGTAAGATTCCAATTTTTTGTCTTGTTTGATTAACAAGTAAAAGAGTAACTCTTTTATCTTTTAAAATCTGATTAACTTTCATAATACCTTTGCTAAGGGCTCTAGCTTTAATTCCAATTTGCTGTTGTTCATAAGTTGCCTCTAACTCTGCTCTAGAAACAGATGCCGCTATTGAATCCCATACGATGATTACAGGCATATCATTATCTTGGTTCTTAACAGAAGTAATAATCTGTTCTATTAATTGAAATGTGTCTTCCACACACTGTTCTTGAACGAAAATTAATTCATCTGTATTGACTCCAAGCATTGATAAATTTTCTACAGATGTTGCATTTTCTGAATCAATATAGACAGCTATTGCTCCATTTTTTTGGGCTTGAGCACAAATTGTTTGAGCAAGTGTTGATTTACCTGAAGATGGTTCTCCAAAAATTTCTATTATTCTTCCTTCTGGAATCCCACCATTTCTTTTATTTGAAATAATATAATCAAGTTTAATTGCCGTAGTAGAAAACCAATTCTTTACATTAGTTGGTGCATCATCATCTGTTTTAAGATTAAATGCAATCTTCTCACCACGAGTTTTATTTATTTCTTTAGTAATTCCAGAAATTATTGCCATTTTTTTTGAATTAGGCTGTTCTTTTGAGTCAATTGGATTTGTTGTTTTTGGAGCTAGTGGGATTTCTTGCTTACTGGTCTTTTTAAAGTTTGCCATTTTCTTTCTTCTATTATTATTCTTTTAATATATTTTTCAATACAAAAAAATAAAGCCAAGTATCCTTTATATACTTGGCTTTATAAAAATATTTAATTTTTATTTATTATACTGTTACATCTTTTTTAAGTCCAGCTTTAGCTTTTAAAGCATTTAGCTTAGCTATTGCTGCTGTTGTTGTTGTTGAAGGAGACGAAAATTTTTGAATTTTCTCTTCTTCTGATTCTATTACGACTCCTTCAGATAAAACTTCTGTAACTGCTTGAGGCTCGGCGGAATTCATTTCCATGTTTTTTGCTTCATAGAAAGCATCCAGAACTTTTCTTAGATTTTCAGGAGATTTAACAAATCCTTTTTGGATCTCTAATATCCTTGGAATTGAAGATAATAATCTTTCTCTTTCTTCTGCAGTTTTTGCTAATGGAGAAGGATTTATTCTGATTTGGAAGGAATAACCACGAACTTGTTTTCCATTCCAAAGTTTTGGTTTTCCAGAATTATCTGTTTTTGGAAACACCTTGATTTCAAAATCAAATCCATTTTCAGGATCAAAAACATCCTTATCCTGATAATCTTCAGATTGAAGGGCATTATAAATTTGATCTCTAATTTCTTTAGAGAATTCAAAAACTTGAATTCCTGCTGCTTCATTAGCTCGATCTAAAAGAAGAGAAAAGTATGTTTCTCCAGCTTTTAAATTTTTTGCAATATTCCAATTATCTCGTCTAATAGCATCGTATTCTTCTTTTATTGGATCTGGCAAATTGAATTGATATGGTGCAACAAATCTCTTATTTGGTTCTAGATTTCGGTAGAAAAGAATCTCATAAAAAGGTTCATCCGTAACATTGTCTACAGGTTGAACAAACCTTACTTTATAAGTTTTTCCAATTTCAGGTTTCCAAGTTGGATATGCAGGAATAAATTCTTTCTTTGCGTATGGAGTTTTAGGTGTTAGTTTTTCTTTAATTGCTTGTAGATATTTTGGTTGAGCCATTTGTGTTTCCTTGTGTCTGTGTATTATAGTCCTTGGTTTTTTGGTGGTCAATCTGTAAAATTAATGACTAGTACAGGACTGGTGAGACTATTCTCATAATTAGTAGTTATGAATATATTTTACTCGTTTGAGTGAGTAATTTTAGCAAAAATTTCATAATTTTCATATTTTAATTTCATTATTTTTTCTTTGCTAAAACTTGGTTTTGCATAAAATAATAAAGCATCATGAATCACAAATAATGGATTTATATGATTTGCATATTTTTTACAAAAATCACTAAGAAGTAATAAAGATAAATCTGCTGCCGAGCTTTGAATAAAGTAATTTACTAACATATAAGGCTGAAAGTCTGAATTTTCTACTTGAGCTCTTGACAGTAACGGTTTTCCAAATATATTGTATAATTGCCCTTTTTCATATAAATCTGAATGCAACATTTCTTTAAATTTTAGAAATTTATCATTAAGAAGAAATTTTTCAAGCTTTATACTTTCTTCATGATTAATTTCTTTAATATGATCTATGTTAGATCCATATAATATTTTTAAAACTGCTAATTTGATAGCTGCTCTGTCGATAAATTTTAAATTTAAATTTGATTTAATTGAAGAATATAAATCTTCATAATTTAAATCATAAAATCCTAATATCTGAAAAAGAAAAGATGGCTCAAGTGCAGAAAAATCTATTAAAAATAGATTTTTATCTGAAAATATTTTTTTTCTGTCATCTTTTTTTAAGGTTAAAATTTGTGGCCCATTTAAAATTTTTTGTCTTCCAGTTATAGAACTAACTCTATCATAACTTGGAATTTCTGTTTTAGGAAGAAACGTTTCTAAAATATGTAAATTCCGCTTATCATCAATAGTTTTATAGTCTTGAATAAGCTGTTTTAAAGACTCAAGATTTATATAATCTTCTGATGATTCTAGAACCTCTAGAACATAATTTGAGTTTTTATATATTCCATAATAGTAATTTTTTGTATTTTTATACGTTTCTATTCCTGAAAGAATATTTTTGAAATATTGGTTTTTTTCTAAAAAAGTTTCAATTTCAATATCTGAATCAAGATTTAACTGTTCACATATTGTTTGTAATTTATCTGCAATTGGATTCCGAAGTAATTTTAAAAACGTAAACATTATTTCATTTTTCTTGTTTTAAGAATAGCTTTAAACATTTCTGAAAATGTTTTTGGAAAACTATCTGAATATTTCGGATTATTTGATATATTATACAACAAACAATTATCCTCAAGATTTGCAAATTTTAAACCTGCAAAAGCTGCTCTATACCAAAACCACATATCTTCTGTGGAAGGAAAGAAATCATCATACATTCCTATATTGGAAATAACATTTCTTTTAAATAAGACAGAGGCATTTACAATTGGATTTAATCCATTCAAAAGCCACTGAAGACATTCGTCATGATACAAAGGTTTTCTTTCTAGTTGAAGATAATCTTCAGGTTTAGTTTTAATATTTTTATATCTTCCAATATATTGAGTTCCTAATATATCAATATCTTTATTTTCTTCTAAAAATAGAACTTGTTTTTGTAATTTATTTTCATCTATCCAAACATCATCAGCATCTTGATTAGCTATCAAATCATACCTAATACCTTGTTGAATTTCATCATGAAATACACACTGTAATCCATGATTTCTTGTCTGAGGAATTCCTTGGAATTCCGTCTGATTAGATATAAAAAATGAATTTTTAATATCTTCTGATTCTAAATTTTGTAAAAAATTATTTTCTAATTCAATGTTAGTTTGGTCAGTTGGATTATTATAAATAATAAAAATTTTATTTATAATATTTGGACTTAACTTTTGATTATAAACTGATTTGATAGATTCTACAATGTAATCTTTTGCATTATATACAGGTATAATTGTAGCTATTCTAATTTTTCTATCCATGACTTTATATAAGATGGATGTGTAACACCAGAATTTTCTAGAGTCAATCCAAAAATAGAACTACCATCCCAAGGTTGATGAAAAATCCAACCTGAAGTTTTTTCTTCTAATTCCAGTGAATATTTTTCAATCATTTTTGATACAATCTCAGATTTTTTAATATTTGGAAACATTGGATTTGGTTTTTCTGGATTTTCTCCATATAAAGAAATCCAATGTTCTGTCCAAAAATTTTTATACGAATTTACTTTTCTTTTTATATCAAACCAAGAATAGTGATAAACACATGGATATTTATCATTATTTATGACAAATTTTTTATACCATTTTTCATAAACTTCTAGACTATCTTCATTAAACAATGAAGATTGTCTTAGATCCCAAGAAAAATCTATATTTGGCATATAATGCCGTATTGGCTCAAAAGTTATTGAATTTATCAAATTACAACCATCTGAACCTGGTCTAGAAAAAACTAGACCTTCGTCATTATACCATCTTAATTGTTTTGGTATGCCATGTGTTATATATGGTAAATTTTTTGTTATTCTTTCTTTTGTTGGATTGATATCAATTCTTATTTTATTTTTTCCCCAAAACTCAATAACAGGCAAGTGTAAAACTTCTATGTTTCCAGTAGAAAATTCTAAACATAAGTCTTTCCATTTTTTTATATCTTTTTCATGAAAAATTTCATCAACATCAAATTGAATCAATATATTTCCAGTACAAAGTTTTCTTGATTCAGCTTTTGTTAATCCATCATTAATACCATGATTTTTTGATTCCCAATCAATTTTAGTATCATGATGTATGATAATTTTATCATTATTTTTTTGTAATTCTTTTAATAAAGTTAATGTTCCATCATTTTTTCTAGAAGAATCAAATACAACCAATTCATCAACAATTGGTAAAACTGATTCAATTGAAGCTTTTAATGGATATTGTCCTAATATACAGTCTTTTGTTGTTGTATAAGCTGATATTTTCATTTTGATATTTTAACCTTATTAATTTTACACAAGAATTCTCTTTTTAAGGAGATTAACTTTTATTATTTTAATAAAAGTTTGTATTTTATCCTTTGCACCATTCTGTTCCATAATATGGACAAAATCTACAACTTGATCTGTTTTTTGTGTAATAATGTTTTCTTATATTAATAAAAAATTTTTTAATTAAATTTTCTGCTTCTTTAAGCTCTTTTTCTTTTACTTCTATTGGTATATAAAGACAACGATCTTTATTAGATTTTGGAGTTTTTCTTCTTAGTACAATAAATCCACATTCTATTTGATCTAGAGGAATATTATTCTTAATAGAATAAAAATGTTTATAAAGTACAAGTTGTAAATATTTTTTTGGATCAGTAAATTTAGATTTATCCCACCAATCTTTAGAACCTTTCCAATCAATTATATGATATTTATTATCACACTTTATAATTCCATCTATAAAACCTTTAAAAAAATATCCTGTCTCATTTTCAATAGGTTCAAACATTTCATATTCAGCAGCAACAAATTCCCAACCAGGAAATGTTTTTTCCATAAACGAAGGAATCTGTGTTACTATTGGTTCGAGAACATCTTGCCAATTTTCTCGTTCTTCTTCTAATTTTTGAAAGTTTGGAAGTTTTGAAAACGCTTCAGTTAATTTTTTTTTCTCTTCTTCAAAATTAGGTAATTGCTTTGTTTTAAGATAGTTTTCTAAAATATCATGTAATATTTGTCCAAATTCTGTATTTTCGTTTGGGCCATCCAAGACAATTTGATCAATATATTTTAATTTATGTTTAAAATGACATTCATACCATGTAAGAAGCTCCGAAAAACTAATGTAGTTTTTCTTTTTCTCCATTGTTAAAGTTGAGACATTACCTTCAAAAATTTTTTTGAGTACAAAGTCATCTCTAGTTCCATCTTGTTCAAAATAAACAATTGGAAGCACTTTTTTCTTTGATTCTACTGACATACAATAAAATATAACACATCATTAACTTCTGTGCAACGTTATGAATAAATAGAAGAGTTATGCCTAACTCCAAATTCTACATTTGTCTGAAACTCTTTTATTGTTCTTGAATTTGTATAACTCATTGCTGAACGAAGCCCTCCAGCAATATTTGAAATAATTTCTTTTACGCTTCCTTTAACTTTTACTTCAATTTCTTTACCTTCAGGTGTTGCAAACATTATATTTGGATCATTTAACAAATCACTTTGTAGTTTCATTGAACCAAATGATGCCATACCCCTATATTTGACAATACCTTCATTTGGTTTAATACTCTTTTCTAGAGATTCTAAAAGAAGAGCTGTGCTATCATTAGGTTCATGAATTAAAATTTCTTTATATCGTTTAATTTCTTCTAAAACACGAACAACAGGTGGAGTTTCTTGACAACCTGCAAAAAAACTTCCACTCATTACCATTGCCGCCCCAGCACCTATCGCTTTTGCAAAATCACCAATCTCTTTACATCCTCCATCAGCAATTACAGGAATTGATAATTCTGGATGTTCACATGTTTCTTGAACACAGGAAAAAGTTGGAGAATTTACACCTGTTGTATTTTTAGTTGTACAAATACTGCCTGAGCCTATTAAAGTTTTTACTGCATCAGCACCCATTTTTTGTAAACCTATAGCACCTTCTGGAGTACCAACATTTCCAAGAACAATATAAATTTCCTTTCTAAAAGAAATTTGATTTATATAATCCATTAATACTTCAACATGATGACACCATGCATTAGCAATATCAACTATAAAATGCCTTGCTCCAACTTTATAAAGTTCTTCTATTCTTGTTTTATAATCTTTTACTCCAAGACTACAAAAGCAATAAGCTCCAGCGTCTATAACAGCTTTAAATTGTTTTACATTTTCCGCTATAGACATAAATCTATGAAGTGCTCCAATAGCACCAGCTTGATAAGCTGCAATTGCCATTTCTTTCTCACAAACTGTATCCATATTTGACACAAATACAGGTATTTTTATTTGAAGCCCAAGAAATTCTACAGTTGTATCAGCATCCATTCTAGATTTTAATGAAGAATATCCAGGTTTTATAAAAACATCTTGATAGCTATATTTTGGAGTTTTATCAAATCGCATAATACAAGCAGTATAAACTCACAGTTAGTTATAGTCAATACGAAGTAGTTAGTATGTGAGTCCTAAAATGGAACTAACACCAGAAAATAAAGAAATAGTTCAAAAATTTATTGAACATTGTAAAAAAGAACTAAAAATTACATCTAGATTTACTGTAAGACTAATAAAAAAAGGATTAAAAGACCCTACTGCTGGTTCTTTTAACCCTTCGACAAAAGAAATAAATGTTTGTTGTAAAAATCGTGCAATAGCAGATTGCTTAAGGACAATTGCACATGAATTAACTCATCTTAAACAACTAGAAGAAATGGATAATGAAAATAGATTTCCTACTAATGATGAAGAATTACAACCTTATGAAGATGAAGCAAATATTTCTAGTGGAAGACTAGTAAGATACTGGGGCCGTTCTCATAGAGAAATTTATGACGATCTAAAATAGATCGTTATTATGATATGCTATTCCAAAAAACCTCAGGTCTAGAGGATAGGTATTTAACTATATCTTCTCTTGAACCATTAAACCAAACTTCATCTTTATGTTGAACATTTCTGTTCAGTAACAGATCTAAACCAAGTAATTTTGCTTCTATTACAATTCTCGGACAAGTATCCTTATCAGATGGTCTAAAACAAAATGTTTGATACTTTGCCATTTCAGCTAAAAATTCTTTATATGGTAATTTTGGTAAATGAATAAAATCTTTACCTTCTACATTTAGATAGGCAATTGTGCTCTCTATTCCTTTAATCCAAGATACATTATCTTTTGATAAGATCGCGATCTCTGTTCTTTTTTGAATATCTTTTGTTTCTCTATAAACAGATTCTATATAATCTAAAGTTTCTTTATCAAAGACTGATGATAAAACTTCCGAAGGTAAATCTTTGATTTCTGGTATCTTTGTTCCATAATGTTTTTTTTGAGCTTCACTCATCCAAAATATTTTTTTTGCATTTTGAAATAATGGAACAATAATTTCTTTTATTGATTGATTTGTCGAACAATCACATGGTTTTTTAGTTTGCATTAGATGCAAACCTTCAGATCTAAAGCGACAATATTTATAATCAAATTCGATTACATAGTAATTTATATTTTGCTCAACAAGTTCATTTAATCCTTCACTTGTCGCTGTTACAAAATTTGTAATAATAAAAGTTTTATCTTTATTTTCTTGAATAAGTTTTGGAGTTAATGAATTTGAATGTAATTTAAAGATTTTTCTAGTTTTGGGCGCTTCTTTTATTAGAGATTCAGTTGTAAGTTCTGCTCCACCTTGAACATCATCAACAAAAAAATCGGCAACAACTATAGTATCATACATTTTTGGAATGTGAAATTCCATTGGAAGATTTGTAAAAACATTTTTCATTTATTGTTTTCCTCTTTTATTTCTTCAGCATTATCATTATTGTCATAAAGTTCATATGTAACATACTTATCATTTTCATTATCACTAAAAATTTCACCATCTCGATATAAAACTTCTAAATGTTCAAGAACCATATACTTGTTTAATAAACTAAACGGTATCTTCTTTTTAGATTTAATATCCAACGGCACACAATCTTTTAATTCAAAAGATTCAAAAACATTTATAACATCATTATCCATATCAACAGAATCAAAAACATATATATGCAAACCAATACCTACAACATCATTTTTTTTCCAATTAGATAATACTTCCAATACTTTATCTCTGTCTTGTAATAAACCTTCAGGATCAGAAGTGACATCAAATGAATACATGAGATTCTTTTCTTCGAAAAATATATTTCCAATTGAATTATATTTGGTTGTATGGTTTTTATTTATTTTATTTTTTACCTTGATTTCTTTTACTAGTTTTGTAGACTTGGAACTATTTTTCTGGTTGTTTTCTGTTCGCATGTCGTCATCCCTAAATTTAGGGACGCTATTTTCGGCTGTCAAGCCAGATGTTATTCCGAATTCTCTTGCATTATTTAATTGAAGAAAATTTTCTGAAGAAGCAAAATTAAAAAATGATAATATTTTATAATCTGTTTCTTCATGAGTCTTTTTAATGTAATTTTTTCTATGAAGGACTTTGTTTAAAAATTTAAACACAAATCTTCCAAACTTTATTTTTAATTGATTTAAAATAATATTCATGTCAACAAAATCAATAGCAAATCCAATTCTTTCTTGAGTTGAATTACCTTTACCAAAATATTTAACTCCTCTATACTTTCTTTTTTCTATTTTTTCTTGGTTAAATAAAAAGGCCCAATTTTGATGTTTTATATTTAAATAATTCCATAATGGAACTCCAAAAAAGAGTTTATCCATTAATTCATTTCTATAAGAAATGAATTCTGTAATTGTTTTTCCTAAATAATTTTCTGTAAGTTCTCTTTTAATAATTCCATGCTTTAAAATAAAATTTTCTAATTCTTCGTAAAATTTTTTAAATTTTAAAAAAGATTCTGAATCTGTCTCTATTAAACCTAAATTAGTTAATTTTTTAGTCCAAATTTCTGATGCTTTTTCTAATGAAAAAGTATGATTAACTTTAATCTTATTATTTTCTTTATAAGAAAGAACACTTGAAATAACTTTCTCAAGTTCAGCATCAGGAAAAGAATCTTTATCTTCCATTTGATCTTTTATTTTTAAAGCTTGTTTTTTTATAATATTATAATTTACTGTAGGATTAAACTTTACAAAACGTAATAGCTCTTTAAAAAGAGTATTGTTTCTTTTTCCTACTGGAATTTGTTTCAATTTTTTATTTGAAAAAATTAAATTCTCAGTTACTTCTTTTGTTAATTCTTTATTGTTAAAGACTTTTTTATCTTCAAAAGAATTTAAATAATTTATTAACCAATCTGGAATTTCTTTAATTTCTTTATTATTCCATGAATATTTATTCAAAGTTTTATGTACAGAACCTACAGTAACAGCATATCTACCATCAGATAAAATATCAAAACCTCGATTTTCAGGCTTAATTTTAGACTTTATTTCTATAGATTTATCTACTAAAAAATAAAAATGTATACCTTTACCAGTAGAAACTTCACAAGTATTTTCTAACTTTAATTTAGAAATCAAATCTTTTTCTAGTTCTGGTTTATCAAAATCTAGAATTAAAAGTTTTTTTGTTTTTGTCCTATTAAATCCCGTCTGGACAGCAATATTGTATTGATTTGTATTTAACAAATTTAAATAATATTTAAACCCTTCTTTAGAAATGTTTAAATCTTTTATAAAATCTTTATTTTTCCATTTTTCCTTTGGATGTTTACCTTTACTATTACATAAAATAGAACCACAAGTACAATTCCCATCAGGATTAATTGAGTTTAATAGTATTAAAATAAACTCATTTTCATAAGTTAAAGAAGAATAAAATTGGTACATTTAGTAAGATAAGTAAGACTAGTATTAGTAGAAGCAATATCAAAAACTAATCCCTTCCTCCCAGACCCTCTAAGTGTAGTAGCTACAAAACAGAGATTACGTCTGTACTATTTAAAAATATAATGCCAGGTTATTTAAATAAAAATAGAATAAAAAAAGTTTATGGTTACGAACGTTATCAACCAAAACTTACACAAGTTTATATTGACGAAAATGGAACAGTAGAAATCATTGATATTTCAAAAATTAAAATTGATAGACAATTTTATTTGTTACCTGGGAAAAAAGAATATTCAATTCTATTTTTTTCTGGTGAATATATTGAAGATGTTGTACCGATATCTACAATGGTAACAGCTTCTTCTATTTTGTTTCCAACATCTTTTAGTTCAAAACCAATTGTTACAGTAGAAATACTAACAAGTTCCAATAATCTTTATAATATTTCAACTTTTATAAAAAATATTACTGTTAATGGATTTGATATTCAATTTTCTTCTAATTTCTCTGGATCTTTAAAATATAGAGCAATATATGCAGTAAATTATCCAGTTGTTGTAGAAAGATTACCATTACTTCCTACAAACTTTTATACAGCATCAGCTGGAACTGTTCATTTAAACAATTCTGATTCTTCAAATATTACTTATAATACTTTATACGGAAATCCAACTGATTTATTTTTAACTATTGAAGACAATGGAAATAATACAGGTCAAGTTTATCCATCAGTATATGGAACTATAGATGTAACATCATCAGTTGTAAAAGTTTCTTCTCAGACAGATTCAACTTTGAATTTTATAGTTGTTAAATAACAAAATCAACTTAATTATTAAAGAGAAAATGGCAATAGATTTTAGAGCAAACCAAATAAGAGTTGAAAAAATAATTTCTTCTGGGTCTTCAATTTTAATATACCCTTCAGGAGCGGCTTCTGATTTAGAAGGAAATATTGATCCTACAATTTTTCCTCAAACTGGGTTTGGTTCTGACGTTTTTCTTTTTGTTTCTGGAGGCATGACTCGCAGTGGTACGGACAGAAATGTAAGCGCATTTGGAGGAATTCTAGTTTCTTCTGGAACCGTTTATGGATTAACAGGTTTTAGCGGCTCTTTAACACGGTTAACTGATGGATCTCCATATCTTATTGGATCAGGTACTATAACAATAACAACTAATTCTAATGGCAGTATAGAAATTAAAAATGAATCTTTTAGTTTTAATTCAACCTCAGTAGCATATTCTGGTTCTTATGGTTTAACTGGAACAAGTAATTTTGTTTTTAATGATAATACAAATACACTTAAAATTTTTGAAAATGAAGATGGAATTGAAATTTCGAAATTAAGAATAAAAGCATCTGATCCTATTATAGATACAAGTTCTAAAGATTTTTTTATTAATGGTTCAAATGCTATTGTTTCTGGTGCTGGTGGTTCAATATATGTTTATGCTGGTAATTCTGGTTATCTTGAAGGTATACCAAATAATGGCGGCGGGATTGTTTTAAATGCAGGTTCAGGTTCGGCTGTTACCGATACATTCTTTCAAAATGCTGGTACTGGGGGATCAGTTTATATAACTTCTGGTCGTGGTGGTCGTTCATATGGTACAGCTAGAGGAGGTATTGGAGGATTTGTTTTTATAAAAGGAGGAGATGGAGGAGATAGTGATTCCAACATAGGAGGAGATGGAAGTAATATTTATATCATTGCTGGAAATGCTGGTTCTGGTTCTTCTGGATCTGGTTTAGGTGGAAATATTGAAATAACAACAGGTCAACCTTATTTTAGTTTTCCAGATAGTGATTCTGGATATTTAAAACTTAATGTTGGTTATAGAACCTTATCAATGTCTTTAAGTAGTGCATCCATTCGTATTGATTCTGATGGCTATGCCAGAAATGTTATTTTTGGTTTTGATCATGTTTCTGTTGGTGGAATACCAGATTCTTATTTTATTGTTTCAGGAAGTCCGACAAGAAATGCTCTTTTTATGAGCGATTTAATTTCTTCAGGATCAATTAAAGCTGTTGCTGGGTTTAGCGGTTCTTTAACACAATTGGTTGATGGATCTCCATATCTTATTGCTTCAGGTGGGATTTCTATTACTACTGAATCAAATGGTTCTATAGTAATATCTGCTTCAAATGGAGGACCAAGTTTACCAACTGGAATTAATGGAGGTGTTTTAGCTTATTCAGGAGGAAATTGGATTTCTACAAATTCAGGTTCTTTAGGAACACCACTTGTTGCATCAGGCTCTGGTTTACCTTTTTATTCTGATATAGTTGTTCCATTAAGGATTGGTATGGGACAAACAGCTACAATGACAGCAGATCAAGCAATTGGTCTTAAATCGGATTATAAAAAAATTGCTGTTCGCGATGCTGGAGATGTTTCTTGGTTAAATATTTGGGAAATAGATGGAAGTAATAATTGGTTTTATGGAAATACTAATACTACATATGTTGGTGATGTTTATTATCAATGTCCATCAAATGCAACTTTGTATCTTACAAAAGGTAGTACAAATTATTTATCAATTGGGACTTCTGGAATAACAGTTGGTTCAATTTTTGATTCTACATCAATAAGAGGAAGTAGTTTAACAATTGGCTTAACAAACGTTGTTACTCTTTATCAAGGTGGAAAAAGAATTCCAGAGGTTACAATTAATTCAGATACATATTTAGACGAATCGCATGAAGTTGTTTTTGTTGATGCTTCTGCAACACATGTTACAGCTTCTTTACCAGTAGGAACATCAGGAAGAATTCTTATGATACAAAGAATTTCTGGTTCAAATGATGTTGTTGTTGCTAGAAGTGGATTTGATACAATTAGAGCCTATGGTGTTGCAGGTAATACACAAGTTACAATTTCAGATAATACTAGACGAGAATTAATTTTTAGATCAGTAGCATCAGAATGGGTTTTTGAAGTGGCATGATTTGTAGAATCAAAATAAACTGAAATAAAATTCGAAAATTTTCTATTAAAGTTCTATTTTCTGAGATTTAAAAGTAAAATCCTAATTCCAATAATAATTTTATATATTAATTTAAAATACTTTATTAATATATAAAATTATAATATGTTTAATTTTAAAGAAGTTCACTTGCGACTGTTGCGAGTTTACTTCTTTCACCTTTAACGAGAGAAATGTGACCTGCTATTTCTTCACCTTTAAATTTTTCAATTGCAATAACAAGTCCGTTTGTAAATTTATTCAAATAAGTATTATCAATTTGATTATGATCTCCTAAAAGAACAATTTTTGTTCCTTCTCCAACTCTTGTTAATATTGTTTTCATTTCATGCAAACTAAGGTTTTGGCTTTCGTCAACCAAAAATATACATTTTGGAATTGAACGACCTCTAATAAACGTAGTAGCTTCAATTTGAATTATACCACGATCAAATAGATCTTGCATTGCAAAAGAATGTTTTAGATTTTCATTTTTCTTTGATTTAGTTGCACCTTTAGCGATTGCATCATCTATATTTTCATTTAAAAGAAATTCAAGGTTATCTTTAAATGGAGCAATCCATGGTTCCATTTTTTCTCCAAGAGTATTATGAGTTACAATAAAATTATCAGTTATATATAAATGTTCTTCATTTTCAACTTTAATACATTGAACAGGTTTTTGTCCGATTGAATCAATAGAAACAATTCCTACATCATACATATAATTTAATTTTTTATGATAAACTTTTTTATCAAGAAAAAAAGGATTTATTTCGTTTGGTAAATTAATTCTTATATCGTAACTAAAGTAGTTATTGGAAATATTTTTTATTTTATTTGCTTTATGTTTTCTTTTATAAGCAATAGCTTTACCGCCTAAAGAATAAATTAATTCAATAAAGTTATTTTTTAAAGTTTCTGAAATTGTTTTAAATGAAATATTTCCATTTTTTTTAATAGTACCATGAATATCTATCAAACCTTGCAAAAGAGATATTCTATCTTCTATTGAAGCGTTGTAAATATATTCTTTAGGTATAAATTTTTCATGTGCTTTTTTATCAATTAAATTCAATTTATTTAAAATATTTTTAATTCTATTTGAAAAATTGTTATGATTTTCAACAAATGAAAAAGAAAGTCCATCTATTATAGAATTATTTTTACATCGTGAAGCTATTGTAGTTTTTTTTATTCCTAATACTTTTTCAGCTTCACCAACTGATGAATAAATTTTTTCTTCAGATGTTAATGTATTTACAATTTTAATAAAATTTGCTTTTTTGTTTGATTTTTTGTTTTTATCAATAAAAGTGTAACTTGCATGATTGTTAATTTTTTTTAATTCTAAGCCTAAAGGAGAAATTTCATGCTGAATTCTTTCTAGTATTTCTTTATTTTGTTTTGATATACTAATACTTGTTCTGGACATTAATCCATTTGCTAAAAGTGCTCCTAATGTATAAGGAGGAAGTTCAAATTTTATAACATTTGAAAATTCTATGGGTTTATTTCTTGGTAAATAATGATTTGGAATTTTATGATTGTTTGTAATAGTTTTAAGTGAATTAATAATTTCTTTTGTAGAACGAATTTTTCCAGGCTTATTTGTTTTCTTCTCCTCAAAAGTTTTTGTTAACCATAAATGGTCTTCGCAGCATTCGGTAATTTGTCCTTCTGTTGTTTTAATTCTAAAAACTTCTTTTATTCCTTTTGGATAAATTCCAATAACTTTTGTTGCCTTTCCATCCCTAGAAATAACTTGATCTCCAATTTTAAGATTTCCCATAGTAGTCCATCCAGTTGGAGTTAAAATCTTTGCATCTAAAGGTTGTGGTCCAGGAAGAGCACCTATATCTTTCCCAAGAGCTTGAATATTTCTTGTAATTAAGATTTTATTGTATTTTCTTTTGGTTAAAGTTAATTCAAGAGCCGCCGCAAGAGAAATTAATGTTTTTCCTGCTCCTGACCTAGAACTAATAGTTACTAAGCTAATAGAATCATCAAGAAGAAGATCTAACAAAAATGCTTGTTCCATATTTTTACTTTTTATGTTCCATGCATTGGCTTGAAAAGGAACATAACGAAGAGGTTTACCAGGTTGCAAGAATCTTCCTGCAATTTTAGCGTCTGAGTCATCAGATTCAAATACAATAAATTGATTTGGATATAAACCTTTTTCTTCTTCTTCTGTTAAGACTATATTATTTTTGTCTTGATAAAATTTATCAATTTCTTCTTTCGAGACTTTAAAAGTCTTAATACCAGTATAAAACTCAGATTCAGATGCTGGCATATTAAGGATTTTACTTATATCTTTAGAAAGTTTTTTATAGTCTTCGCATTCAATACCAACAGAAATAGCTTTGATTCTTAAAAGTAAATCTCTAGTAACAAGAATAACTTTTTCATTTGAAAATTTTTGTTTATATTCTAAACAAAATTGAACAATTTTATTATCTCCTTTAGAGTAATCTAACTCTGGAATTGAAATTATTACATTAGATTCTAAATCTTTTTGATTTAAAATTTTTAGTTTTCCTAATTTCTTTCCGAGAGAAATTCCAGTTTTAACATCATTTTTATTTTCTTTTACAAGTTCAATTAGTTGCCTTGAAATTTCTCTTGCGTTTTTTCCAACATCATCTTGTTTATCTTTAAATCTATCTAATTCTTCAATAACAACTAAAGGTAAAACAATATCATTGTTTTGAAATGATCTTAAACATTCTGCATCAGATAATAAAACATTTGTATCTAAAATAAAAGTTTTCTTTGTTTTACTAATTAAATTTTTTCTAGATGTTTCTTTTATTTTTGTTTTCACTTTTATTCCTTTGTGAATTTAATTTTTTTGTACGAATATTAGATTATGTTTAATCTTTTTTAAGTTTTCACGCCGTTCAAGTTGCAATAAATTTATCGCCCTATACAGATAAAGACTAATAGTTCTTAGTCTCGTAAGTTTCTTTCTAGTTCGACGCCCTGCTGAAAAAATACCTTTTGTAAGAAATTTGTTAAAATCTCTATTAATAAATTTAAGCAAAATATCAAATTCTTTCTTTAAAAGATAAGGATTATTTTTTATTAATTCGAGATCTACAGGTTGATATTTTTCCATCTTTTTCTTTGGCATTTTATTTTCTTAAAACTGTCATGATAAGATTTATTATTTGCAATGTAAAACCACCAAATACAATCCATAATAGCTTTGAAAAGTTTTCATGGAAATCAATTGTATTTTTTATTTTTTCTAAATCTTTACCACCAATAATTTTAAGTTGTTTTGTTATTTCATTAAGTTCTTTTTGTTCTTTTATTTCTTCTTTTTTTTCAGCGGGTATTTCAAATTTTTTATCAAATTGTGAAATTAATTTATTTATACTTTCAAGAGTATTTTCTATTTTTAATATTCTTGTATAAATTCCTGTTTCTGGATCAGTTAGTTTCGCAACTTTTGTTTCTATCTCTGACATATCTTTAGTAAGTAAATCTATCTTTGTTATGGTTTCTGCACCGAGAACTGGAGAATTTTCTAATTTATCTAATCTGTTAACAACTTTAAGTAATAATCCGATAGGTTCTCGATCTTCTAACATTTTAATAATCCTTGTTTAAATTACAAATTTAAATATGTTGAATCCATTACCAAAAAACAAATTAATTGAAGATAATAATTTTTTTAATGAAATCAAGGAATTAATTAATGAAAAATATTCTTTAATCTTAAGACAAGAAAAATCTAAAAATTTTTATATTGAGAAATATAATCTATTTGAAAATATTAGATCTTCAAAGTTTTTATTTAATTACTTAAGAAACTATAATAAAAAAAATGATATTGAAAGACTTTTTATAGAATTACTATATAAAGTATTAACTGATTCAGAAAAATCTATTAGTGGTTCTTCATTTTTTACTTTTTATTTTATATTAAATTTTCTTGTAATGAATCAAAGTAAAAAACAAAAATTTTTAGAAAAATTTTACAGCATTTTAGACGAAAATAACTTTAATGTTCCTAATAAAACAGAATTTGAATTATTTACAAAACAACTATTTATACAAAAACCAAACTGGTATTATCAACTTTATAAAAAAATAAATGAATTATCTGGAATTAGAAATCAGGTTTTATTAAAACCTTCTAACTCTTCAGAGCTTATTTTAGAAACAAAAATAGGTTATCGATTTAATGGTTCAATTTATCCAGCATTTTTTAAAAATGGTATAAAAACTATTGAGATAAATGATTTTAAAGTAGTGCTTGTGGATGGAATTATAGAATCTTCTTCTGAAATTTTTAATATATTAAATTATTCGTTTGAGACAAAAATTCCAGTTTTGTTATTTGCTCAAAAATTTAGCGAAGAAGTTTTAAATATTATTGCTGCAAATTTTATTAGAAATAATGTGCAAATCTATCCTGTAGAACTTGAAACATCATTATATACTTTAAATCAAATAACAGATTTATCAGTTATTTGTGACAGTATACCAATATCAGTTTTAAGTGGTGAATCTCTTATAACGAAAAATGTTAAAGATATGCCATTTGTTGAAAAATGTATTTTGACAAATACAAGTTTTATTATCGAAAATAAAAAAACTAGACAAGCTGTTGAAAATCATATAAGATTTTTAATAAAAAGAAAACAAGAAAAAGCAGAAGAATATAAAACAATTGAAATAAGTGATTATAATAAATTATATGATTCAAGAATTGAAAAACTTTTAGGTAATGTTGTAGAAGTTCAGATTCCTAAAACTTGGTCACAATCAAAAACTAGTGAATTCACATCTTTTTTTGATAATATTTTAAGAACAACTAAAAATTATTATAGTCATGGATTAGCCAATCAACAACTTATAGATCTTATTAAAGATCTACCGTTGGAATCTGATTTAATTTCTGATAAAGAACTTTTATTACAAATAATATATGGAGTTAAATTTGCGACAAGTTTTACAGATACGTTAAGCAACGTAAATGCGGTTATAATACAGAATTAAATTTTAAAAGTAGATTTAACTTTTGCCTCTAATTGCTCTGGAGTTTGATTATGCATAAAAGCATTTACTATAAGCTGTTTTAATAGCTCTTGTGCATTACCAGATTCAAGTTTATCACCAAGTATTGAACCATAATGTTTATATATATTATTTAATTCTTCTCTTGCTTTATCAAAAGTTGATTTTAAATTTTGGTTAGAAGAAGAAGATCCCTCTCCAGATTTGTTTGATGCAATTTCATTTGAAATTTTTTCAGGATTTGCGACTTGTTTTATTTGTGAATTTATTTTTTCAAGAGTTTCTTTAAGCTGTTTTTTTGACATACTTGTAAATTCTATTACGAATCTATTCATATCAAGATAAGGAATAGAATTGAGATAGCTTGGATCTTTAGTTATCATTGCTAATGCTTTTTTAAACCAAGGAGAATTATCAGATTTTAAAGCTTCTATTAATTGATTTTTTATAGTTTCAACATCTGGTGAATCATTAAGTGTTGCTTCTTTATTTGGTGTTTTTTTATCATCAAAAAAATCACGCATAGCTGGAAGTCTTGAAATAGCAATTAAATCATTTGCTAAAAAGTTCCAAAGTTTTGAATAAAAAGATATAACTTTTCCTATAACGTCTCTTGCTTTTTTAGGATTTGACACTGCTAAATTTGCATCTTTTTCTGCCTCTGCAACTGCTAGTCCTAACGAATGAAATGAAGGCATAGTATTTTTAACTAAACTATTAAGTTTTTCGAGTTGATCAGCTAATATATGTAGCGTTCTACTATCTAATGCTTCATTTAATTTCTTAAGAACCAAATTTGATTCTATTGTTTCTTTTAATAGTTTTGCATTTATTTCTTTAAGAGTTTCCATTATACCTCTAAATATTTAATATTTATTTTAATTGTAAAAGAATAAATGAGCACTACAATAAAAACTATAAAAAGAACAGTAGTAAAAACAGAAAATATTGACCTTGATCTTGTAAATTTTACAAATAAAGAATCGGAAAAAGAAAAACCTCAAAAAAAATTAACAGAAAAGTTTCATTTGCCTGTACTAAATTTAAATAATAAAGAAGAATGGGATTCAATCCCTAAATCTCAAAGGAAACTTTTAACAGATGAGATTGCTGAAAAAACTTGTACGCAAAACTGTTGCGGATATGAAGATTTAGCAGCTGGTTGTTGTCAAATAGATCCAGAAAATCTTGAACATGTTTTAGGTAAAGTAAATAAAGAGGATATTTCTAGAATTTTAAAACATTTTAGAAAAATAAATCCATCTATAGAGAGATCTGATATTGTTATTGATAAAGAAGAAGGTATGAGAATAGGAAATGTTTTTTTTGGCGGGCACGAAGCTTTTAAATCTGAAAATTCTTATCCAATGTTGCGTTTACAGATTTATGAGAATAGGTTTATTTGTAAATTTTTAAATCCAAAAACAAAACGTTGCGGAATTTATGAAGTTAGACCTGAAATGTGCAAAAATTATTATTGTGTTTATTTGAAAAAAAATTTTTTAATAAGAACACCAAATAATCCAAACACATATAAGAAAATTTTATAATAACATTAAATTAGATTATTGCATTTTTTTGACAAAAAGCAAATAATAGTTTTTAAGGCAACCCGCATGAGTAAAAAAAAACCAAACCAATTTGATGTTGTCTGTGAATCCAAAGAACAAGTATCCCCTCCATTAAAAAGAAAATGGACACAACCTGATAAAGGTAAAATAAATTATAATAATGTTATTTCCTGGATTAAAACAAAACTTAATAATGATGAAAAAGATCTAAATTTATATCACTTAATTGTTGGAACAGATTCTCAAAAAAGATCTAACAAAGTTAGATTTGTAACTATTATTGCTCTTTATAAAGAAGGAAAAGGAGGAATGTATTTCTACACAAGCCATCTTTTACCAAAAGAATTATTTGGAAAAACAAAACATGATAAATCAAGAATTTATCAAGAAGTAGAATATTCAATTGAGACGGCGAACCAATTAATGACTGATGTTGGAGATCAAATTATTCCATCAATTCATATTGATGCTTCCCCAAAATACAAAAAAGAATATACTTCAGATATTTCAGAAAATTTAATGTCTTTAATTCGTTCATATGGTTTTGAACCATGTATTAAACCATTTTCTTTTGCAGCCTCTTCTATCGCAAATAAGCATTCTAAAGGTTAATCAAAATAATTTAATATAATTAAAATAAATAAATATTAGCTGATTTATAACTGTTATTAAAATTTTTTAAATTTTAGATTTAATAATAAATTATCAATAAACTTTAATTTAAGTTTTATTTTCATTTATTTTTATCTTTTATAAATAACATTTTTTTATAAAAATCTTATCATAAATAAAAAAATGAATATAAAAGAACAGGCAAGAATAAAACTAGATTCAGAAATAGAGAAGGCTTTGTACCAATATACAAATAAAATTAAAGATAATCTTTACGATTTTGTAATGTTAAATGTAAAACGTGATCCTCAATTGAATTCAATTATAGATACTCAAACTTTAAAAGTTATAATTGAGCTTTCTCAAAGAGCAATACAACAAGGAAAAGGATTGTTTGTAGAAGAATTTAATAGAGATATTAAAACAGCTTTGGATGGTTATGTAGGTGCTGAAAACCCTACTTTGAAAGTCTCAACAGTAGAAACTCAACTGTCAGAGACAAAAGAAGTAGTATCAGCAAAAGAAGTAGCATCGTCAAAAGTTTCTCCTTTAGTAACAAAGCCAAAAATTTCATTTTCTTTACCACAAGAATAATATTTCTACTGTTTATTTTATTATTATTTAAGTAAATAAATGAACTCATATATTAAACATTTAGTTGAATGCAACTGTATCTTACCGCAATTTAAAAGAATAAATCCTCCTATTTTTCATAAATTTATAGTTTTTTCTGAAATAGAATCAAAAACAGAAAAACTTTTACCTTCATATGTTAAATGTAATAATTGTGGGGCAGTACATAGAGTTTATGAAGTTTCAAAGTCAGAAATTACAAAAAATGAAGATACTAAAGGAGTAATAACTATTGATGAAATAAAACTTGAACTTACTGATAAACTTTGTCTTATTTTAGAAAAATATGAATGTCCACTTCCTACATGGCAAGAAGTTTCTTTTATTTTAACAAATAAATTATGGGGCAAAGAAATTATATTAGCAAAAGAAATAGAAGAAACAAAAGAAAAAAAAAGAATATTATTTACAACTTTATTGATTGCAGGACAAACTTTATTTAAAATAAATAAAAGAGAAAAGGAAATAGAAAATGAATAAATTAAATACTGAACAAGAAAATCCATTTGAAAAGGAAGATTTTACGCATGAAATTGATTTTTCTTCTTTAGAAACAACACTAACAAAAGAAGAAAAAAATAAATGCTTTGAAGTTGTTCAAGAAGTAAGAAAATATCTTAAAACAGATCGCGAAAAACTTTATATGATTGAGCGATTAATACTTGAACTAGATGATATCCATACAAGTGAGATTTTTATGTCGGCAATAAAATCTTCAAGAAAAAAAATAAATAAAAAAGAAGGAGAGTCTTTTACTTCTATTTCAAAAAAAGGATTAATACTTTAAATGATTAAACATGAAACAAAAATGACAAAAGTTTTCATAAAACGAAATGATGGTTTGTACCAAGAAGTCATTAGACATTTTATAAAAATTACAAATCTAGCTACAAATCAAACAACAACATCATTTGATAAAGAAATATATGGAAAACTCTTTAAAAGAGCTACTGTAAAAGATATTGGTATCAACGGAATAGAAACTTTTGTTGATGAAAACACAGGAGAAACAATTACTCTAGTTGCGATTGAATAATGATTACATGACATATAAACTACCTAGCTGGCTAGATCCATTACAAGAAGTTACTAAAATAAATCAACCAAAATGGTTCTTAGATTTAGAAAGACCTAAACGAGATGCTGTTTTTTATCTTTGGGTAATTGATTCTTTTCAAGCTGCGGCAAAAGAGAATGGATATTCTCTGAATCCAGAACAATTAATTGAAATTGCCGCTAACGCAGCAGTGGAAACAGGACATGGACAAAAATGGAATGGTAATAATTGGGGTGGCGTGAAAGTAAATAAAAAATATGTCGATGACTATAAAATAAAAAATGGAACTTCCCCAAAATGGTTTAAAAGTGAAGGACACGTAGCTAGTGGAGATGAGGATATTGTATATTATGTTTATTTTGAAACTCCAAATGAATATGCTACATATTGGCTAAATAAATTTGTTCCAATAGATTATAAAAAAGAAGAATTTGATACTGATAGTAGCAAAAAATCAAGATACTATAAAACTGCAAAAGCTTTTTGGGAAAGATATAAAGAAAAAAACTCACATTGGTTTTACGAGCTTTGTGTTTCTGGATATAAAGGTGAAGTTACAAAAAAAACACCTGAACCAAGCGTTGATACTTTGTTCAAATGTAAAACAAGAGTCGAAATAATGGTTTCTCAACTAATTTTACTGTTAAGCCCAGATGGAAATTGGGGACCAAAATCAAAACAAGCTTGTTTGGAATTCCAAAAGAAAATGAATATTAACCCAACTGGAGAATTAACCTATGAGACTATTAATAAATTGATTAATTCATATTTTACATTAGCAGAATATAGTAAAGCATTAAAGCTTAAATTCTAAAATTGAATAATAGAATCAATGGGTCTTTGAATATAAATTCCATTTTTGTAACCTTGTGATTTTAATATTGAAACTGTTTTTGTTAAAGGAATACCATCACAATCTTTTTCATTCATACCAAAAGAAATTTGGCGTTGCTTCCATGTTTTTATATCTTCTGAATTATCCATATCAAAACATTCATAACCCGCATCTCTTAATGCGAAAAATATATGTTCTCCTGGATCACCAATACCTCTTTCAGATGTTACATTAACGTGTCCAATAATTCCTACCAAATCAATTCCACTTCCTTCTGCCACTGATAAACGTTTAATTTGGTTTAAATTTGGTTTATCTTGTTTCTTATTCCATGGAATTTGCCTTTGTATTCCTAAAGCTGCAGTAAGAACATCAATTAATAATACTGTTTTTTCTATTTGCTTTGTATAAAGAATTCTTTTTGTTGGATTCTCAGGATCTTTATCCTGTACCATTTCTATTCCAAGAGAAAATCCATTTACATTCCCCGCCTGCCATGAAAAGTCAACAAATGGATCATTTTGGCAAATAACATCTCCATTCATGTCAACTGTATAATCCCAGGAAACATTTCTATCTGTATTAGTTTGATATCTAGCTAACGTTTCATCAATTGTTGAATCGCGACCGTTTCCAGTTACTAGCCTACTTAAAATTCCTTCATGTGTATGAACAACAATCATTCTTATTCTACGAGAACGTTTAGTTTTATCTGTTATATATTTTATATCTTTATATCCGTCTTGCCAACTTTTAGTGTTGAGATCCTTAATTTCATATTTTTTTGCATTTAAAATTATTGACATATTTTTAATTATGCTGATATTGAGTTAGACAATATTTATGAACCCAATAAATTCCATTGTATTCATCTAAAATTTTTACATAATTTTTATCAGATGATAACTCAATTAAAATAACAACACTATTTGGAATAGTTTGAACTAATTCAGCATTTGATGTATATTTGCAATATTCTCGCCTTGTACCATAAACTTGTTTGTTTACTATTTTATAAGTTTTTTCAAAGTCAATTTCAAAATTTTCTTCAGTTTTTGAAGACAAAAAACAAATAAGTTGCATAGTTTCATCTGAAAAATTTCCCTTGACAACTTGAATCATTTCTATTAAATAGTTAAGGAAATGTGTTGTATTTGTTTAAAGAAAAAATGTATTTGCCAAAAAATTATTAATGAAGAAATAGAAGAGATTGGCTTTTTAACCAAAAAACGTTCAAAAACAAAAACTAAAAAAATAGAACTTTCTCTTTTTGAAACTTCAAAAGAAGTTGAAGCAATGTATATAACAAAAATGCTTTCTGCAGCTAAGAAAAGAGCAGAAAAGAAAAATTTAGAGTTTAATTTAAAAAATGAAGATATTGAAATTCCAAGGTATTGTCCAGTATTAGGAATACCTCTATATAGTTCAAAATTAAATACTGATAATAGTCCATCTATAGATAGAATAGATAACAAAAAAGGCTATATCAAAGATAATATTCAAATTATTTCTACAAGAGCAAATCGAATTAAAAATGATTCTTCTTTTGAGGAAATTGAAAAACTCTACTTATTTCTTAGAGAAAAGAAATTCAAAAAAGCACTTGACTAGTTCCTACACGGACTTATATTGACATAAGAGGTCTACTAT